TTAGGATACCAGGCTTTCATCTTGGTGAGCAGAGTTCAATTCTCTGTAGGGCTACTAAAAGTTTGATATAATATATAAGTACCTGCCGATTGGGGGTACGTTAACTTATTCGCTTGAAAGGGGAATAACATGGTAACAAAGTACGCTATGGATCTATTTAACGATCCTTTTTTTATTGGCTTTAACAGAGAGTTAGGCCGTTTAAATACAGCACATAAAACAAACTCACAGTCATATCCTCCGTATGATCTTCTTAAACTAGATGAAGATACATATCAGATTTCGCTGGCTATTGCTGGTTTTTCAAAGGAAGATATTGATGTATCAGTAGATAATGGAACACTGATTATCAAGGGTGAAATTGTTGAGGTAACAGATGCAGAGGTAGTACACAAGGGTATTGCAGGAAGAAAGTTCGTAAGATCTTTTGCACTGGGAGAGTACATGGAAGTAACTTCTGCAGAACTAAAGGATGGCATGCTACATGTTCACGTAGTACGAATTGTTCCTGAAGATAAAAAGCCTAAGACAATCAAAATCAAGTAGTACAATATAAGTGTCCCCACACAGGACCTTAGCGATGGCATAGTTACCCATTGGATAGAGACCGTGGCGCAAGTCAGGTGAATTGCCTGTGTGGGGCCTAATATTTAACGGTATAATGATGTTAATGACTGACAAAGAGTTAGACCATTATAATAAGCAGATTTTAAAGAAGAGGCTTGCAGAAATTAAAGAGGCTTCTGGATGTGTAGACTGTGGAATTAACAATCATATAATCTTAGACTTTGACCACATAAAAAATAAAAAATATAATATATCTAGGATGATCCACGATGGATTTTCATGGAAAGCAATTAAAAAAGAAATTGAAAAATGTGAAGTTGTTTGTGCTAATTGCCATAGAATAAGAACGCATAACAGATTGACATCACAAGCATCATAATGCTATAATAGAATATAGTACCTAAAGGGGGAATAATGGCAACAAGAGGAAGTTTAGAAGCAATCATTGAGGTTGCAAAGAAAGAGTTAGGAACCATTGAAGGTCCTAAAGATAACGAAACAAAGTACGGTGCATGGATGAAGGTTAATTTCCAACCTTGGTGCCAGTCATTTGTTTCTTGGTGCGCTATGTCAGCGGGAGTTTCAAAGTTCCCAAAGTCTGCATCAACAGTAGCAGCATCAGATCAATTTAAGAAAGAGGGCAGATGGTCAGATGCTCGTAATGATGACCCAATGCCAGGAGACTGGATCTATTTTGATTTTCCAGATGATGGTGTAAATCGTATTTCACATGTTGGTATTTGCATTAAAAACAATGGTGATGGAACAATTCAAGTTATTGAAGGAAACACTTCAGGAACTGCAAAGGGAGATCAGCGTAACGGAGGCATGTGCGTTGAGAAGACTCGTGGTTATGTAAAGAACAATAAAAAGAAATTACTTAATGCTGTTGTTGGTTGGGGTCGTCCAGTTTATACTGGTGAAGAAAATGCTCCACTATTAAACAAGTTAGCAGCAACACCAGCCAAGGCAACATCTCCAGATGCTGCAAAGAAGACTGCAAATACTGCTGCAAAGAAAGCATCCTCTGGCGGAGGAAAGGGAAAGGTAGCACTGTAATGGAGTCAAACAAGAGAAGTATTTATAAGTCTTTGTCTTGGCCAGCAGTTCATATTGGATTTGTTGGAACCTTAGTTTATTTTTTTGAAAAGGCTATTACTGGCGAAGCCCATTGGGAATACGCTGGAACGTTTGCAATTATATACACGGCTTGCGAAATGATTGGATACTTTTTACACGAAAGAGTATGGGCTAAATTTGGAAATAAGGTTAAATAATACAAATGGCTTTATACGAATATGATTGCATGCCATGTGCACGAAGATATACCAAGGAGCGTTCTATTAAAGAAGATGATCCTGGGTATAAGTGTGACACTTGCAATACTTATTTAGTTCGTGTATACTCTAATGTAGGAGCAGTATTCAACGGTAGTGGGTTTTATTCCACTGATAACAGAAAGTAGCGGTATACTATGAACATGACAATTACAGAAGCAGTTGCAGAAAAAGAATGGCTATTAAAGGCAACAGATCGTTGTGATTCCTGTCCTTCAGAAGCACTTGTTAAAGTAACTGGAATATCTGGAGATTTAATGTTTTGTGGGCATCACTATAATAAAATTATGAATGATGCAAGTGGATATAAAAAAATGATGTCTTTTGCATTAACTTTGATTGACGAACGAGATAAGTTAGTTCAAAATAAATTAAAGGATAAAGATTATGTATGAGTATTATGTTAGAAAAGTAGAGAACGTAGTAGATGGAGACACCATTGATGTTCTTATTGATTTAGGTTTTGATATTTTATTTGCATCCCGTGTTAGATTGGCTGGTATTGACACCCCTGAGTCTCGCACAAAGGACCTTGCTGAAAAGGCTCTCGGTCTTGAAGCCAAGGAGTATCTAAAAAAGTCTCTGAAGGATGCTAAGTCTGTTATTATCAAGACTGAAAAGATGGATTCATCTGAAAAGTATGGTCGCATTTTAGGCTGGGTATATGTTAATGGAGACACAGTATCTCTCAATGATAAAATGATTAATGATGGGTATGCTTGGGGCTACCTTGGAGATACCAAGGTTAAGGACTTTCAAGCACTTAAAAAGTCTAGATTAAAATCAGGCAAGTAATGAAAATGATTTTTTATTTTACTGCTGAATGGTGTAATCCCTGTAAACAAACAAAGCCAATTGTTGAAGATTTAAACCGTGAACAGACCATGGCTAAAATTTTTATTATTGATGTTGATTCAGAAATTGAGATGGCTCAGGATTTTGAGATTAAATCTGTTCCTACTTTTGTAGTAATGAAAGACAACAAAGAAATTCATCGTGTAACTGGCGCACAGACAAAGCAACAGTTAAAAGAGTTAATTGACTATCAAAAATAAAAAGGAGAAAAATGGAAAATTTTATAATATTTTTTAAGGATGATAAGTGTGAACCATGTTTAGAAACTTGGCCACATATTGAGGCTTTAAACCAAGAAAGTGAAACAGTTAAATTTTTTATTGTTGATGTATTTGAAGCACCTCAAATGGTAAAAGATTTTGCAGTTGAAATGGTGCCTACATTTGTTTTTATTAAAAATGGAGAAGAATTCCGTCGTGAACAAGGAGACGCAAATAGAAAAAGATTAGAAGGGTTTCTTCGTTACCTTGAACACTGAAGATGAACTAATAAAAAACCTTATACTTGAAGGTGCCCTAGAGGTTGCTGGGGTAGACTCTGAAAATGGAGAATTTCTTTATGCTATAACCTCTAGAATGAAAGAAGTTATGCCAGATCTGTATGAGGATCATCTTAAGACGGTAAATAGAGATTTGTTAAATCTGTGGGAAAAGGGGTATGTCAACATTGACCTTTTATTGCCAGATCCAATAGTTACAATATCCGAAAAAGGTCTTGACAAGGTTGAGGTTTCTAAACTTACAAAGCCAGAAATCTGGGCATTAGAAGAAGTCAAAAGACTACTAAAGAACTAAAGTCTGATATAATCAGTATATGATAAAAGAAGGCGACTTTGTTATGGGCAGGACATCTGAGGGTGTTATGCATGGTGTTGTAGAGCACATTATGGTTGAGGGTGGAACATTGGGTACGCCTGGGTCAGAGTATGCACTTGAATCAATGCCACCAGAAAACCCAGCAATGTCTGTTAGAATTTATAAAGAAGAAGATGGCAAATGGGAACCCACAGCCTATAGTATTGGAATGATGTATAAAGATGCACAAGTTGCAGACGTAAACAATCATGATATGAATTCAGAAGTTGCAATGGCAATGTATGATTCATCAATTGGCAAGGGAAAGAAGCCAAACTATGAAGATATTATTAAACCACGAAGAGGCGGATCAACACCTTCTAATCCACAACTTTATGCAAGAGTTGTGCAGGCAGCAAAGGATAAGTTTGATGTGTATCCCTCTGCAGTTGCAAACTCTTGGGTAGTACAAGAATATAAACGACGTGGTGGAACCTATAAGTCTGAAAAAGAATTAGGATCAGATAACTTTTGGAACGGATTTTTAAAATAATGCCAAAGAAAAAAGCACAATCATTTAATGCAACACAAATTAAGGACGGAAAGATTGTACGCATGAATAAAAACGGTACAGTTAAATCTATTCTTGGTCCATATGAAGTGAAGCATCCAAAGAAGGATAAGTAATGGCAGATACATACTCACCTAATGATGGTATGAAGTCTGCTGCAAGACGTGCCTTAAAGTATAAAGAAGATGGCAAAGCAACAGGTGCTGGTACTCCAGTAGGTTGGGGTAGAGCCACTGATATTGTAAATGGTGCTTCTATGTCTCTTGATACTGTTAAAAGAATGTACTCTTTCTTTTCACGTCATGAAGTAGATAAAAAAGGTAAAGATTGGGACAATGCAGAGAATCCATCTAATGGTAAGATCATGTGGTTAGCCTGGGGTGGAGATGCAGGCTTTGCTTGGAGTCGTGCTATAGTTGAGCGTGAAAAAAATAAAGCAGAAAAGGTTTGGCAAGGAAGTCCATTTAGCATAAAGGGGTAATAAAGTTGGAACATTTATCAAAACAAGATTTATTTCAAATTATTGAATTTTATAAAACAAAAGTATCTCAACAAGAGTTAAGTTATTTAGTTTTACAATTAGAAGGAAATAATAAGGTAAAGTCCTTAAATGATAAGATAGATAGTAATACTGCAGATTATGAAAAAAGTATTTCAGATTTAAAAAATCATTCGCTTTTCTTATTAGAATTAGAAAAACAAGCAAAAGAGAAAGAAATAGAAAAGACTATAAAAAAATATGAAAAAGCAGAAAAAAAAATAAATATAAAAACTGAAAAAAAATAATTGGTAAACGCTAAGATGCTATATTTGTTATGTTTCATGTTGACATCTATATTCTTTTGCGCTATACTTGTATTAATGAACAGAAAAAGAAATAAATCTTTTAATAAAGTATTATATCGCCAAAGCGATATGCACAATATATTAAAAGATTTTTTCTTTAAAGATATTTTTGATGATAAAGTTGTCATTTCTCAGTCTAAAATTTGGAAAGAGAAACAAACAACAAGAGTTGTCATAATAGATCAAAAAGCATATTGGGTATCAAATAACATGTTTTATGTTGGGGATACGGTTGAAGGTAAGGTTAGGCCAGAAACTGGAAAACCTTTAGATACAACCAAGATGTCAAAAAAAGAAATAGACAAGATGTTGTTCATCCTGGACAACTTAAAGAATGGGAAACTAAATGATAGTGGCAGTACAGGGAACTAATGAGTTTGATGACTACAATCTATTCCTTCGTGCTATAAGTGTTGCTTTATCTGGAATGAAAGAAGAAGAAAAAGATTTTATAATTTATTCTGTTGGTCCGACAAGGGTCAATTCTTTTGTTTCAGAGTTTTCAAACCTTTCAGAAAGAGGAATGAAAGCCAGGGGTCGCAAGATAAAGTTTTATAAAGTTCCAGAAAGTTGGGTACATGACAACATGGAACACATAAACTATTTTGCATTTCTTAGTAAACCAAAAGAGCCAGTGTCAAAATTAACAACTTTTGCAGAATCAAAAAATGTAGAAGTAGGAATCTTCCGTTACTAAAAGAAAGAATACAATGATAATTAATTCGTTAGCACATATGGAAAAGATTGTTTCAAAAAATAAAGAACTTGACTGGGTGGGTTGGGACGTTGTTGAGCGCAAAAGATCAGACCTGGCAAGAACATCTCCAAGCGGAGTACGTGTAAAAAATGCATGGTACTTGCAAAAAACCTTTAACCTTAATCGTAATGGTTGGGATATTCCAAACAAATACGGTCAGTAAATGAAGCAACATTTATGGAAAGATCAAGCAGCGTGTCTTGGTCTTGATACTAATATCTTTTTTGATAAATATGAAGACAATGTAGATGTACGACCAATTGTAGATTCAATGTGTCAAAGGTGTCCAGTATCAAAGGTTTGCTTTGCTAACGGTGTCTCTGGTAAAGAGTATGGGGTTTGGGGTGGAGTGTTTCTTGAACTAGGTAACATATCTAGAGAGTTTAATAAACATAAAACTAAACAAGACTGGGCTAATACATGGCAGTCTTTAACAACGGATAAATAATGTATACAGACCAAATGCGTAGGGCCTTTCACTCTATAACTCCTCCAAAAGGATTTACAATAGAGTTAATTGACAATGAACATTTTTTAACTATTAAGTTAAATGAATATAAATTTGCAAAAATGGTTCATGACGATAAAATACAGGCTCTTCAGTATGTATTAAACTTAAAAAACGCATTAGAACTGGAAGGCGCAATAGTTTTGGTAACAAGAGAGGCAATAAAATGAGAATATTTATATCTATTGCTTCTTATCGTGACCCAGAACTTGAATGGACAGTTAAGAGTGCTATTAGTAATGCCAACAATCCAGATAACTTATACTTTGGAGTTGTTCACCAAGGAGTTGACTCAGAACTTTTTAGTCTTGACGGTATAAAAAACATATCTTTAACTAAAATGCATCCAAAAGAAGCAAGGGGTGCGGGATATGCAAGAGCAAAAGCAATGGAACTGTACGATAGTCAAGAATATTTTCTTCAAATTGATTCACACACAAGGTTTGCTCCTGGTTGGGATACATTATCTATTGATCAATTAAATAGGGCTAAGAATATATCTGGACATAGTCGTGTAATGCTATCATACTTTCCAGCACCTTTTGATCCTGAAAGAAATGGCGGTATGTTTTTAATTAAGAATAATCCAAAAATAAAGCCATATCCTACTAGACAAAGGGTGTCATTAAATAAAAGAAATCAGTGGACTGCAGAAAGGTTTGAGTTTTCTGATAAGTTAAAAGAAAATCCAGAGTTATCTGAGACAGTCCTTGGTGGGTTTATATTTTCAGATGGTTTAATAGTGGATGAAGTTCCTTATGATCCAGAAATTAGTTTCTTTGGTGAAGAGATTTGTTTTGCTATGAGATCTTGGACTAGAGGATGGGATATATACTCTCCATCAAAAAATATTGTTTATCATTTTTATTCTCGTGGTGGATATAATAAAATATGGAAAGATAGAAACTTACGTGGTCTATCTTGGAAAGAGTTAGAAGAAATCTCATACAAGAAGCAAAAAAAAATTCTTTGTGGTGAAGAAACTGGAATGTTTGGTGCAGGAGAAGTAAGAACTCTTGAAGAATATGAGATCTTTACTAATACTAACTTTAAAGATTTTTATAGTTTGACAAACCCCCAGCGTTAGGGTATAATTAAAATATGTGGAGTGGTGATATGAAAGATATTTTTATTGTTTTTTTTGCAACATTGTCAATTTGCTTTGCAGCCTCATACATATTAGTTTTAAAACAATCTATCAAACTTAAAAGAGATGTTTCAAAACTTTTTATTGAAAAGACTTTGCTTCAAGAATATGTTGATTTAAATAAGTCTACAAAAACAAAAGAAGAATCAGATGACTCAATACACAAAGAAAACTTTATTAAGTTTCTTTCTGATTCTAGACTATGGGCATTTGAATATATTGAGAGTGTGCAAAAAGGATTAACTAGGTTTATTAATGATGTTGATGCAGATATATCTCACTTTGATGAATATGGAGAAGCCTTGTCTATGTCAAGACCAGACTATCCATCTATGAAAAATATTTCAAAAGCATATAAAGAATTAAAAACACTACTTCCAGAGGATGAAATAAAATAATGAAAGATATATTATTGTCAACATTAACAGGTTTTGGTTGTGGCGTGGTATTTGCTGCATTTAAATTGCCAGTTCCTGCCCCACCAGTTTTTGCAGGGGTAGCAGGAATTGTAGGGCTATGGGCTGGATATGCTATACTATTTAAGATCATAAATTAGGAGGAAAAGTGTCAAAGATTAAAATAAAAGAACCTGTAATTGTAAAAAATATTTTTAGTGATAAAGAACATCAAGAATTAAAAAATATTATGCAAAACTGGCCCCTAGAAACTGAATATGACTTAGAACTTGGAAGACATCTTGTACAATCTCCTCTTATAGACGAATATGCAGAAAAACTTATACCATTAGCAAAAAAAATGTTTAATAGTGAAAACATAAAGCCATCCTATTCTTTATTTGCTCATTATCAAGGGCCAGGAGCAAATCTTCATAGGCATGTAGATGACAATGCCTGCACCTATACAATAGATTTATGTTTATATCAAACAGAGCCATGGGCAATTGGAATTAGTAACAACGGTAAAGATACAGAATATATCTTGCAAGAAAATGAGGCCGTCTTATATTATGGAAACGCTCAAGAGCACTGGAGGCCAGACTTTCCAAATCCTGATTCACAGCATGTTGCCATGATATTTTTTCATTTTGTTGAATCTGATCACTGGTACCATACTAAAGGACCAGAATATCTTGATGTTGTTAGAGGTGATCTTACAGAAGATGAATGGGCAGCAGGCAAAAGATTAAAATAATTAGTACGAGATTCGTGCTATACTAATAAAAGTTCTATCCTAGGAGGAAAAATGAACACAGAACAACTAAAGGCACTACTTGCATCATACGGACGTTCAGTCCTTGCATCAGGCCTTGCACTATACATGGCAGGCGTAACAGATCCAAAGGATCTATGGACTGCACTTGTAGCAGCAATCGCACCAGTGGCAATTAGAGCAATCAATCCAGCAGACAAGGCTTTTGGTATCTTGCCAGATGCTAAGGCTGTAGAGACCGCTCTGAAGGCTGCTAAGGCACCTGTAAAGAAGGCTGCTAAGAAGGCTGTTGCTAAGAAAGCAGCGCCAAAGAAGTAATATTTACTTACAGAATTGCCAGTCTAGAGATAGGCTGGCTTTTTTGTTTTATGAGTTAATTAAGTTTATGTATTTATCTCTTAATGACTCTGTTGAAAAATTAAGAAACCCAAGATTAAATGCCTCTTGTTTAACCATACTATCTTTCTTTTCCATATACTCATCAATTGTTTTTGCAAGGGCTTTTGCATCAATATTATATACATCAATAATAGCCTTAGCCTTAAACTCATCAATCTTATTTGCCTCTACCGTCCATTTATCAGGAAGTATGGCATTGTTTGGAGAAATGCGGGGCATAAAAACAGGTAGCCCACTAAGAAGAGCCTCATTCATAGGCAAACATAATCCAGCATACCTTCTAGGCAATACCATAGCGTCGTACCCAGAATAAAGATCTTCTGGTTCTTTTGTTGTACTCGTCTGAATAGTTAGTCTTTCATTAGTATTTCTAATGCCTAAATCAGTTTGAGTTTTAATTACAACTTCGTAATCTCCAGTAGAATATTTAAGCATTTCTATAACAGAATTAGTGCCGTTTCTATCTTTAACTGCAGCCTTGCCACCAATATGCAGGATGCGATTATGACTCTTTGACATATTATTTTCTTTTGCATTCTTAAAGTTTTCATGGTTTGTTGGTGGTGGTAGATAAACAACCTTACATTTATCACCAAAGCGTGCAACTATATTGTCCATATTCCACAGACTTGGTGCAACAAGAACATCTGGAAGTGACCACTCTGTATGTACAAGGTTTCCAAAGAACTCATAATTATATTGAAGTATTGTCTTAACTCCACGAGATCTTGCTATGTCAATAAATCTTGGACTATAAAATGTCTCACAACTAATAACTACGTCAACATCTGCAATAAAGTTTGCTATCTCAGCAGTTGTTGGAAAGCCTTTTAGTGTAGCAGTATAGTTATATCCATCATACCAGTCAAAATGTTGTTTATTTTGATTAAAGAACCTTGAATTAATAAGCATAACTTTATCAGGGTTTATCATATTAACTAATTCTCTGGTTTGATTACCAAGGCCAGTATCATCGCATCTTGCAATTATTCCAACTCTCATTGAGAATACCCCCAAATAAGATCGTCACTAGTATACTTTCTTGTTCCTTGGCGACCATCTAAATGATAGGATCTTTTTATATTTCCTTCAGGATGATAAATCCACAACTTATGTTTATTCCATCCATCTTCAGAAAATATACTATATGGAGAAATATCATCTTGAATTCTTCCATGAGTTGTATCTTCAATAAAAGCAAAGTCTTCTACTTCTGGAAGAATAACTTTTCTATAGTATTCAACAGTAGATAGGTGTGGTCTTTGGCTCCATTGAGATGTTTTCATAAAACCATCCTCTAATCCAAACATCAAATGATTATGAGGTTCAGGTATTGATGACTCAAAATGAAATCTAATTGTATTTGCTTTTCCATACTCAATCATATCTAAACATTTGTCCCAATCAATCTCAACATCGGGTGTAAGTGGAGCATCTCCTTCAACATAAAGAAGGCAAGGTGTATTTATAAGATTGATAGTCTGCTTTAGCATTGTGCTCTGATGGCTATGCTTATTAAATATAATTGGCAAAACATTTTTATATTGGTGAAGACACTTCCATAAAATTCTATTTTTGTATTCATCATAATCTTGTTTGCGATGCAACTGTTCTGATCTTAATCCATCAATTTGCATTATAATTTCATTATTAGGAAAGTGATGCCTAATAGATTTAATAGTTTCATCTATCATGTCTGTACTTGGGTGCCCTGGAATTATTGATGTTGCAAGAATAATAGTTACATCTCTTTTATGCATTTATCTGCCTCATAATCTTAATTCCTAGATCTCTTTTTTGTTTGATCCACCAACATACTACTTGGTGCATATTATTTGGATACTGATCTAATAGTTTTGGAACTAATTTATTAAGTTCATTCCAATTTGATACATAGTTAAATGGAACATTAACTCCAAACATGTTTTTATAAAAATCTGTCTGTATTCCTTTTGGATTTATTGTATCTGCTACTGGCAACGTTAATAACTCTATTGACTCAAAAAATCTAAATGTATCTATTACTGCTGCACCAGATGGACATGGTGCAATTTTTGCACTTGCAAGTTTGGCATAGTAGTCTTTTGGCTTATCTCCTTGTGAAAAGCCTGCAGTTGGTCCATATAAAGAATTATTTAGGGTTGGCATAACATGAGATAACTCTATCCTTCTTTGGTGAGTAATCTGTCCACCAAAGTAAACATCGTATTCTTTTTCTTTGTATTCTGGAGAATTATCACTTAAGTGCTGTGGAACACCAATTGGCATTTTATTATATGCTGCATGTTTTTTATGAGGGTATTGAATCCATATCTCAATATTTGGATGATTAATTTTATCTACATCAAACCTAGCATTCTCATCTCCATTAATAAATAAAACAACTCTAGAAAGTTTATTTAGTTCCTTAGACAGTCTATCTTCATTTCCAGCAGTTTGTGGTCCAGGGATTACAACAAATGCTTTCTCATTTTCTGGAATCTTTGTAACTTTTATTTGATTGATTTCGTACTTATCAAATATTTCTTTTATTAATCCATAGTCCCACTTGTCGCTTGCATAATCTTTTCCATCATGAGAATATAGGTATGCGTTATATTGATTCATAGTATAAGTGAACCTCATGCTGATAGTCTAAAATTATTTCAGTATAACCTAATCCTTTAATCCATTGTCTAAGATTATATAAAGATTCATTCCATTGCTGTAACATAAACTCAGGGTGTCCAGATAACCAAATCTTTGGTTTGTGCTCTCTAAGGACCTTCTCAGCCCCTCCTAGGACCCTCCACTCACTGCCCTCTACGTCCAATGAAATGGCGGTAGGTGGCTTAATTCCGTGATCATATACACAAGAATCTATAGTAATCTGACCATAGGATTCTCCTTCAAGGTATAGTTCTTTAAATCCGTGGGCTGCTTCAATTACGTTGTTAACTTCTGGTGGCCATTCATTATAATATATTCTTGAAAGATTGTTTATCTTATCAGATGCAAATCCAGGAATACAAACCATTGGAAGATCTAAATTGTTTGCACTCCAAAGCAATGGAAAGTGTGACCAGACTTTAGGGTTTGGTTCAAATACAACTACTTCCGCACCCCACATTTGGCATAGTGCAGCAAACTCGCCTTCTTCTGCACCAACATAATACATAACATCTCCAGAAGAAATATTTTCAGACATGTGTCTTAGTCTTGGTTTTTCCCAACCTTTAGGTTCGTACCATTCAGGGCGAGCAGCACGATGATCTGGCAAAGTAATCTCAAACTCACCATTAACTATTACTTTTTTCATCTCTGTCATTTCTGCAACCAGTCTACTAATGATACTTTCGGTGTCCATCCAGTTAAACCTTTAAACTTTTCATTAGACGCAAGAGTTTCTTGCACCTCACCAATTCTTGACGGGATAAACTTAACATCATTTGAAATCATATTAGCAATATCAATTATAGAATAGTTACTTCCATACCCAATGTTATATACCTCACCAAAGCCATGACTTACTTCAGATGCAAGGATGTTTGCTTCTACTACATCAGATATGTGTGTAAAGTCTCTGCGCTGAGATCCATCTCCAACAACTGTTAATGCTTTTCCTTCGTGATATTGCTTTAAGAATAGTCCTATTACTGGTGCATACTGGCCTTTAAGTGGTTGTCTATCTCCATAAACATTGAAGTATCTAAGGGATATAGTCTCAAGACCGTAAAGATTATAGTAAACTCTTGCAAGGTTTTCACCAAACACCTTTGCAGTAGAGTATGGGGTTAGTGGATCAGATGGTTGTGTTTCTATATTTGGAAGTATTGCTTTCTTACCATAGGCAGATGATGTACTAGAATAAATAAACTTCTTTACTTTTGCTAAGCGAGATAGTTCTAATACATTGGCAGTTCCCACTGCGTTAGACTCAATAGATTTTCTAGGGTTTAGGATTGCTGGCTGAATTCTTGCATCAGATGCAATATGGAATACATAGTCTATTCCATTAAATAAATGTTCTATCTTCTTATAGTCACATATATCATATTTATAATTATTTGCTTTTAGGTTCCAGTAAAATTGCTCGTGGCACTCTGCTGATTCATTATCTATACAAATAACATTATGACCAAGGTCTATAAGTTTATCAACAAGATTAGATCCAATGAAGCCTGCTCCTCCAGTTACTAAACAATTCATTTAATACCCAACTCTTCTAAGATTGCAGTCCACCTATGAACATAGGTATGTTCTTTCTTTGTGCGGTTATGTCCATTGACTCTGATTCTTTCTCGTACCAAAGAGTTTTCAAGATACTGATCTATCTTATCTTTCAAGTTATTAAAGTCTCCATGCTTGTAGAATACAACTTCATCAGGCATAAAGTATTCATCTAAGCCTTTAATCTCAGGGTAGATAGTAAAGCCACCACGACCAGTAGACTCAAAAAGCCTGTCACTAGTGTAGTAAGGATATTCAAATCCTATGTTAAGACTATCTCCAACTGCAATCTTGCTCTTAGCATAGATACGGTTTAGTGCATCCCCACGTATAGTTCCTGTGTCGCCATCTCCACCAACGTGAAGGAATCGTTTGCCGTAGGTCTTTCTTAAGAAGTCAATTAGTTCTGGGCGATACTTATGCTCATGGTGATATCTTCTGCTTCCCACAAAAATAACATCGTACTCAAAGTTTTGTGTGTCATAGTCTGGGTGGATGTAGCATTCTTTATCGTATACCCCAGCAGGCATGAAGTGGCCTTTTACGGCGGTATTGTGATCAAACCAATCAGCCATAAGTTTATCTACAGTGAAGAAATGTCCAATAGTTCTATAGAAACTATCATGCTTAAGATCGTTTTGTCTATCAAGGCCAAACCATAAATCTAAATGATATGTCATTGTAGGGACACCCTTGGCATTAAGTTTGTTAAGAACTTGATCCATTGTGATGTTTCCACCAGTTTCCCAGCCATGTGTGTGTACCCAGATAAATAGATCAGACTCTAATGCTTTTTCTAGGATGGTTTGTGTCTTAGCCTTACGCTCCTGCAATTTTGTCACGGTATGGCCTAAAGACTCTAAACTACTAGCATGATGATTCTCACTACTATAAGATACCTCAAAATTACCAAGAAAAACTATATTAGCCAAGACTACCCCTTTGTTTTAATCTATTATAGCATCCCTGGTAGGATTTGAACCTACGACCTACACCTTAGAAGGGTGTCACTCTTCCGCTGAGTTACAGAGATTTAGTACATCTGGAAGGACTTGAACCTTCGGCTCTCTGCATATAAGGCAGGTACTCTAACCAACTGAGTTACAGATGTGTAGTACACCAGGTAGGACTTGAACCTACGATAGCCGAATTATGAGTTCGGTGCCTTAACCAACTTGGCTACTGGTGCATAACTATAAGTATAGTCTATAGCCATAAAATAGTCAAATTTATTTTGTAACAAGTACCTTTAACTCTGGCAAATATAAAAACATTATGTCAGAATTATGTAGTGTCCATAAGGCATCATCTAATGTTTCAACAATAGTATCCCCTGCTAAATTAAAAGATGTATTAAAGAGTATTGGAACATTAGTTATTTTATAAAACTCATTAATTAAATCGTAGAAGTTAGGATTATCTTCAATTGCAACTGTTTGAACTCTACAGGTACCATCAACGTGTGTAATTGCTGGAATTAAATCTTTTTTATTTTCAAGCACATCAACTGCAAACATCATAAACTTTGATTCATCTAGGCTAACTAAATCAAACCATTCCTTAGCATTTTCTTTTAAAACAGATCCAGCAAATGGTCTATACCACTCTCTATTTTTTACAATATTAACGTGGTCTTTACCATTTGGATCACGTGGATCATACAGAATACTTCTATTTCCTAGTGCTCTTGGTCCAGCCTCAGATGATCCTTGATATATAGCAACAATATTTTTTTCACTAATAATTTTTGCTACATCTGATGCAGTTATGTTTTCAATAATCTTTTCATTAATTAAATTATTTTTTGTATAATTATATTTTGGACCATAGTATATGTGGTTTTGTTTTTTTATTTCTTTACTTTCTGTTTCAATATAATATGCAAGTTTTGCTGCGCCTATTGCTGTTCCTGCATCACTTGAAATTGGCTCAACATAAATTTCAACATCTTTTGGCAGTTTTTTTAATAAGTTATAGTTTGATACACAATTTAAGAAAAATCCTCCAGATAGGCATAATTTTTTTTGATTTGTGTGTTTTAGCATATCTAAAATTTCTTCTGCAACATGCTCTTGAACCTGTGTCTGTAATGCATAAGCAAAATTTGCTAAAGATTGAAAATTATCTTTATTAATTTCTTTATAGTTAAATACACCATTAATTAAAGTTTTGTCAAAAGAAAAAATGTCTCTATTCATATGATTATCTTTATATATTTGTGGAACTATATCTTCATTTTTACCATATGAAGACATTCCCATAACCTTGCCAGAATCATGTATTGTAAGACCCATGCTTTTTGCAAAAAGACCATACGAGGCTCCTTCTGAAAAAGAATTATTTTGATATACATTATCGCTTATCCACTCATCAGGATTATTATTATCTAACCTATAAGGAGTAGTAACATGTTGTTTTATTAATAAAAACTCGTCAGGATACTTTGCTGTAAAAAAAGATGAACTTTCTCTGCCGAACATATCATGATCTTCTGGAAATTTAGGATCAATAACAGACCCTGCACCGTCTTTAACAACACAAAGTGCTTCATCAAAACCAGAATTATAAAAAGATATTGCAGCATGTGTTGCATGATGTTGGTTGCCAAAATCATATACCTTTATGTTTTCCTCATTGTTAGAAAATGTTTTATGAAGACCTAAGATATAAGACTTGTAAACATTATAAAGTTTACCAGAATCATATGGTGTAGAATTTGCAAATCCAGCAAGTGCAATAATATCAACATGATCAACATAATCTTTAATCTTGCTCATTGCAGTAAAGGGGAAGCGATCATATTTTATATGAGAAATTCTTTCTGACTCTATATGAAAAATAATTTCATTATCTTTCATTAGAACGACTGATGCGTTATGTGAAGATTTATTTATTCCAACAATAATCATATATTCCCACCCTTTACTTAAAAATCTTTATCAAAATCAAGCCAGTATTGTTTGAACTGGTTAACTGGTTCTAAATATCTAACTTCATCAACAATCTTATGTCTTAATGCAGTTTTAATCATGTTATCTGAATAACTTCCTGTTTCTGGTTTAGCAGAAAAATAAACAACATAATACAAATCATTAGAAGTTTTTATTAATGCTCCATTAGCAATTGCTTTTTTAACATTATCAGTTCTTTGTGCTCCTGGTCTTTTACCCTCACCAGAGAGGCCACCCTTTGCTTCAACAAACTCAAACGTTGTGTCAGAGTGTGCACGAAAATCTACTTCACAACCAACATTCTCAAAGCAATAATTTCTATCAATAGGACCAAAACCCCTACTAACCAAATCTGCGTATACAAGTTCTTCAAAAGCATCTCCTGACTTTTTAGATTGTGATTGAAAGTTTTCCATATCTTTATTGTATCAGTTTACTGTTTCTTTAGACCAACGTAAAAATGATTTAATGTAAACTGCAGTGTATGCAAGAGCAGCAAATATAAAACCGTACTGTTCAGTGGCAATTGCAAAAATGATCCATAAACACTCGTTAAATATAAGCCATAGCCAGGCCCACTTCTTTTTACGACCAACAAAATAAATACCAGACACACCTATTACTGCAAGAACCCAGGAATACCACTCCATGTTAGTCCTGCTTAACTTTGTATGTCATTACAAGATAGCATATTGAATACCCAGCAATAAATGCAGGGATCAAAAATAAAATATTAATCATCTTCTTCCTCAAATTCTCTAAGAGCGTTATTATTATCATTACAATAATTACAATCGCCGTACTCTAGTCTATTTCCACAGTAGTTACAAAACATTATTACTCCTAACATATCTATTCTATCAGGTTTGTGTACTAATTTCAAGTAATTTGATAGGTTAAATTATTTATAAGATTTTTTTGACCAAAAGTTTTTAATATAATGATTAACCAAAGTTGTATTAAAGGTTTTATCTTGAAGTAAAGTATGCTTACCATCTTCATAATAATCAAAGTCTGCTTTCCAGTCAGTTCTTTTAAAAGGAATGACTTGAACCAATGGAGTTCCTTTTTTAATAATTCCTTCAAAATCTTCTTTTAACCACATTGGAAAGAGTGGCTCAAGAATTGCCCTGTCGCTATCAATAACCGCCTCAATAGCCCTGAAGGGTAAATTTTTATACCCTACTGGTGGTATTGCTAAAATAGAATAACCGTTTGGTGTTTTGGGAATCCACTTATTCATAAATTTAAATACCAGGTTAGTATATCCAGGTGGATTTTCAATATACTGAGAATCTTTCTGGTGTTGGTCAAAGACACTAAGATTAGTTCGCCAATCTATTTGTGGACCCATAGGAGTCTGTTTAACTTGAACGTCAGCCCACAATGGAATTATATATCCAGAAGTAAGAGCATCTAGCATTGGTACGCATTTTTTAAATGTTGCATTAGATTGTCTATTTTCAAGAATAAATCTCTTACCATCTGGATTATCACGAGAAACTTGATATGGGGTCATTTCTCTGTGCCAATCAGGTAGGGCTTGAGAAGCAGGAAACGGACGGTCACACATGTCGTATGAGTACTTATCTCTACCAATAAAAGTAATTTTTTGATTCATTTTATACCTTAATTAAACTATTCATATGATTTTTTAAACCAATTATTTTTTTTGTAATATCCAAAGAAAACACTTTTTATTTTTGCTCTTGCCTCTTGATCTTCTTTTTGCATTTCTATATTGTTTTTTGATATCCAATCTTCTCTTTTTATTGGTATGATTTGTAAGACTGGAGTTCCTTTTTCTATAAGTCCATTAAAGTCTTTTTTTAAAAAAAATGGGGTACCACCACCAGGAATTATATTTTCTGAGTCTACAATTGCTGAAGACGTTAAAAAGGGTAGTTCATATCTATTAAGAGGATGAGTAAATAATAAAGAATACCCTGGAGGTGTTTTTATTGCATAAGGAATATTCCACAAAAGGAATGTACTGTCATCATATCCTGCAGGAGTTGGAATTTGAGAAGGTCCTGGCTTAACTCTTATTGGCTCATCTTTACTGCTAAACCTTATTATGTTGTTTGGCTGATCAAAGTATACATCAGAAGAAAGTTCAACTGTATAACCAGAAGACAATGAGTCAAAAAATGGTATACAGTATTTTGGATTCATCTTTAAACTACCGTCCTCATTAAACTCTAGTTTATTCTTACTCTGTGGTTTTATTTCTTTGTACCACAAAGGAATATAGTTTTTTGATGGCTTAAGATCAGATATTCCCTGAATTAAAGAGGCATATTTAAGTATGTTTTTATTTTTATTTTTAAACATTTATATCCCCCTTTTATATATTTTCTTAGTTTAATTGTATCACAGTTGAATAATTTTTGCAACTATGGTAGAATTATATTATGTGTGTATTTTGTAGGGGCGTGCTAACTCCAATAGTTTATTCAAGGGTAGTTGACGATGTGCTTCTTGGCATGCATAAATCTGGACAAATAATCTTATCAGGTCCATCAGAAAGGTATGCTGACCATCCTAGATCATATTGTAGGCGTTGTCAAGAGCCAAGCACAGTAGAGGTTCCTCTTGATAATGCTTTGGTCTTAGATTAATCATTATCTGGTATTTCATCAAACTTACGATACCCCTTTTTAACTAATAGTTTTGCTATTTGAAATGTAGCAAGAAGATATCCAAATAAACTTCCCCAAAGTAGTAAAAGTATATTATTAATCATTAACTTTCCTTTCTTTTTGCATTTAAACACCAGATGCTTGTATTGTTAATAACTTGGTGTGCTTCCCAAAACCAACTTGAATCTTTATTTAATGAGCAAACTGTACAAACATTAGTATCCACCATTACACTCATTTCTTGTATGATACAGTCTAACCTTTGTCATAATTTTGCGGGACGGAGCAGAAAGATATTCCTTACAAGTTAAACACTTATAAGACCATTCTCCAGTAAAAAAATCATGTATATAACCTTTAGCATTAGCATACTTCTTGGCTACAAAGGTTTGAAATGGATCAGGAATCTCTAGTGACTGGATCAAGTCTATCCCAAAACCCCATTGAATTACCAATAAACATATCTCCAGTTTCTCTATCTATCAAAAGATATTTTTCTGGAGACTTAGTTTTAACAGTAAGTGCAATTGGCTGCTCTATTTCTTCAAATTTTTTTAAGTTTCTCATTTACTCTCCTCTTTTAAATCTAGTATATAGTATGTTCCCCATAGTTCGTATGGTTTGTTGAGATACTTCCACATTCTTGAGTGGTATTTAAATCGTAAACCTAGGTTATCATCTTCATCTAAATCAAATGCTTTAACAAGATGATCACCAGCATAGCCACCAAGAAAATTACCTATCCATCGTAATGGAAGTATGTTAGTCTTTTGATGCTTCAACATCTTTGGGTACCCACACTTTCTTTCCATCTTTCCATACAGGCCAATAGCCAAGGCTACGCCAATCCATTTGAGTTATCTTAGGCTCTTTCATCCATACCTCTATCCCAAATTACTAAACACTTACTACATTGTATACCGCTTTGCTTCATATACCAAGTATGGCTACACTCTTTTACCATATGCACACCAAATTCTACCATCTGTCATGGTTTGATGTAGTTCCCAAAATATAGGATCTTTATGTGACATTTCACATTTCTTACATTCTTGAGGCTTCATAGTTTTTCTTCTTTACTCATAACTTTTGCGTACCCAAAAAGTTTTTTTATACCAACCACCAAATACGATTGATGCTTTTTTTGCATGTGATGTACCAATTTCTACAAGACCTGGTGTTTTTTTAGATTTCCATTTTTCTTGGCGAAATGGAATAAGTTGTGCTATTGGAGTTCCCTGCTGAATTATACCTTCAAAGCCCTCTTTAATATAAAATGGTGCGTTTCCATGAGCAGTCACAACTAATCCACCATCAATAATTCCACTTAATGTTGTAAATGGTAGATCGTGTCTATTAAGAGGATGAGTAAATATTGCACTATAACCTTTTGGAAAGGTGTATGCAACATTGACATCCCATACAAATTCTATAGGATGATGACCTGCTGGTACAATATTTATATCTGCAACACTATTTCTAATTAATGGAGGATTATCAGCACCGCTGCTCCATACTAACATTGGGTAACCATTATCATTTTTAATAAAAATATCGTATGGCAATGTAATAACATATCCAACTGTTAATGAATCTAAAAATGGAAGACACTGTTTAACTGTTGGATTTGTTCCAGTTTTTATATCAAAAAATATATTATTTTTCCATTGTGGAATTTTTTTATACCAATCTGGTATAACTTTTTTTGATGGAATAATTGAATCTTGGTATTCTTTTATTGAAGATTCGTATTTTAATATAGGATTTTTTTTAAACATAATTAAGTGTATCAGATTTTGAACTGTATGTCAAGAATGTTTTTATTCAAAATCAATTTGATTTTCAAATATACTGCCTTCTCCTCTTGCTACTTTTGCAGCAAGCATACGCATGCCAACAGCATTTAACTGGGCATTGTCTTCCCCAAGGGATATAGCCTCAATAGCCTTAGCAATTTCTTCTCTTAATAACATATCATCTAAACTCATATAACCATTATACAGTTCGGCGGATAGTTTGTCAAGTTCGGCGCAAAATAGAGTAGCAAACCTTCCCCTGAGTCTAACGACTCACCCTTGGTTAACAGACTTCAACTTGCTCAAATAATATTTATACTCTGATACAAGCCTACTCTTTTTACTGGAGTTACATCTCCTACAAAGGGGCTGTAGATTTCCAATTGAGTGGTTTCCCGACCTAGATATGGGAATAATATGATCCATCGTAATCTTTTCTGTGGCACCGCAGAAAGCACACGGGGATGCATATAACTTCTTAAACTCTTTATCTAATATCTTGAAGGATCTAGCATCTTTGGCTATCCTACGTTTGATATGAGAGTTGGCTACATGAAGGGTAAATCTTTCACGGTTTGCTTTATTCCAAGCCTTAGCGTTTGCTACACGCCTTGCACTATTTTCTTGACGATAGATAGTCTTCTTAGTCATATAGGCTTGATCTTGCTTTTGTCTTACCCAACGCTTTTTGTTTTGTTTTTGCCATTGCTTCTTATATTTTTCTGGATTAGCCTTTGCCCATGCCTTAGCATACTCTTTGCAACAGTTCTTGCACTTTGCAGAGTTCTTGTAGAAGTTATCCACAGGAGACTCTATGAGACATTTACGACAAACCTTTGTATCCATGTACCAAGTGTAGCAATTTTGGCAGGGTATGTCAAGATAGCCTATAATGTCTATATGGAGCAAGCAATACTATACCTACTATACAGTCCAGAGCATAGGGCTATCAAGATAGGTATATCAGATATCTCAGGTAAAAGGTTTGCAAGCCACAGGCAGCATGGTTGGATCTTGATTAAGTATTGGCATTTTTTTGAACGGTATAGGGCAAAAGAAGTAGAAACTATAGTACTAAGAACACTAAGGGATAGATACGGACACTATCTAACTAAAGAACAAATGCCTCATGGGGGATATACGGAGACCTTTGATGCAAATAAGGTAACCAGGAGAATGTTGATCCGTATGGTTAATAAGGCGATTAAAGAGGTTTGACTGGTTTATCCAGACATACGGATTTGTTGAAGATAGGCCATGTAGTTTAGAAATATGAATAGGCCTAACATGATGATCAGAAAAGGTTTCATATAATATCTCCTTCAAGGTTTACTGGTTGGATATCATCATCCATAGCCCCACAAACAGTACATGTTACTTGACCATCAAGGTCTAATTCGTAGTCGCATCCATATTTTGTACATGTCATATATCCAGGATATCACACAGTTATCCACATGTCAATACCGTGAAAATGTTAGTTATCCACAGGTTTATCCACAATTAAATGTTACTGATATTTTTTAGATTTATCTTAAAGTGGAGGAAAGTGGAGGATAGTGGGTTATTGGGCACTTATAAGAGGGGGCTCGTAATGTCACAGCGGACAAACCTCCCCTTCCCAAACCTTCCCATATCAAACCTTGCCCTGGATTATACTCCCAAACCTCCCATTTGTCAACCATATTTGATAACAATTTGATAACAAAACCCTATATAAAACCTGTGGAAAATGTGAAGAAAATGTAGAAAAACCTCTATAAAAATATATAAAGGTTTGATAAATATCTAGAAATCCAGGGAAAAATATATGTCCTTCGTAATGTCTTTTATACTATAGGGTTTGGTATATCTTCTGATCCCCCGCTGCAGAATGTCTAACAGTATTAGGACTTATGCTGCCTACGCAGCACCGCCAAAATGCGGCGGTATAAAGAAAGATGTCCTTTATCCCTAGTATAACTACGAGAGTTACCAAACCTTGCAAAGTATCTTTTAGGCATATATTGATTATACTCCTGGTTTTATGAATAAAGGTTTTCTAATATAAAGGTTTGACATATGAGGTTTGATATGCTAAAATCCTGCAAAATTTTTAGATCGTTCGTAATGTCTAGAATCCTGGGAAAAATATCTTCGATTCGTAATAAGGTTTGATGGTTGAAAGGTTTGTCGAAAAATCTCAGTCTTCTGAGGCAGCCAATTCCAAAACCTCATCAAGGGTCATGCCCTCAATAATATCATCTTCACTTAGTTTAATAGATTTAAGAAACATTTCAAAGGTATCAATTACATATCTGCGTCCATCATCTGAAACCTCAACAACCAGTCCCTGGGCAGTTAAGTATGCCAGTGGTAAACCTAGATCGTTATACTCTATGAATGCTTTGAAGTCTTTTTCTTCCTTGTAGCCTTCATATAACTCCCCCAGGATTACACACTGGGTTGCAAAGTCTGTCATACCTGTGCCTTGAAAAAGTCAGCAGGTGAGTCATACATTATCTCAGGGTCAATCTCTCTGATGTCACAAAGAGTACGCCAAACCAATTCTAACTGTGACTTACCCATGTCTGTAGGCTCTGCCCAATTACCAGCAACGAAGTCTGCAAGACTAAGACCGTCCTCAAAGTCTACCCAAAACTCTGAAGGTAAATACTCTACATCTTCTAACTCTAATGCGTCTGTATTAATCTGTGAAAGGATAATAGCAATCTTACCAAAGTCCACTTCTCCACCGCTCTCTCTGTAGGTTAGGGTCTAAGATACCCTCTTTCTCATACTGGGCACTCTCAATCATAGCAATTAATCTATTGTATGTCAAGTGTGGCAATACCCTTGCCAACATAATTCCTGTCTGGTCAAGGTCTAAGTTCAGGTCTTCTATGATAGTTTTAATTCTCATGGCAACACGCTCTTCTGGCGTTATACCCTTACTAATCCTAAAAGTCATTTAGTCCCCTTCTATCCATTATACCAAAAAAGAGGGTGGAGGGCAACCCACCACAGTTCGCCCCCCACCGTAAGTGCGAGAGTGACCCTACTCCCCCACCAGCGCAGCGACAGGCATATACGCCTGAACAAATAGGTCCCACTTAACAGGAACATTATCAATCACAGTTTTATTAACAAAGTCAATAACCACTGTCTGCTCCCCTAGGTCATAGTTATCTGAGTTGATTGAGTAAATTCCATACCCGTGCTCATCTAAAATATTATCTTGAATAAGATGGCTGATCATCATACGTGTTCCATACGATGAGTCGGACCAGCGGGGTCTTGCATGGTCAAGGGCTAAAGCAATGTCCTGTTGCCAGTTGTCTTGTCCCCAATGGCTGTAGAGTACAACGTTTGATGTGGTACCGTCTTTAAATACAAAGTTAATCCGTGCTCCCATTATTCGTCTACCTTCCAAGATACAATTGATAATTGGTTTAGTACTTCGTTAAGCAGCGCTGTTTCATCTTCAGCCTCTGCTTCATATGTAAAATTCATAAAATGGCCAGTGGGTTCAAATATTACTTCTACTTCATAGTTAGGCATTTTGGGTCTCCAATCCAGTAAGTTTCATCTCTTCAAGGGTAGCACAGTTAGGGCATTTTTCCAAATCAACTTCTTGAAATGCATCTCTAATAATATTATCAGGGTCCTCTAACTCTGAGTCACAGTTCTCGCAGTAATACCATGGTACTCCAACTTGAATCTGTATAGTAGTATTATCAGGGAAAGGAACCTCAGTAACAAAATATCCTATGCGGTTAACAAATCCCCAGCCGCTCCAGATGTACATGCCACCGTCGTCCCCGTCACCAAACATCCATATCTTATTATTGTCTTGTGACTTAACGAATTCTACTTCAGGGCCATAGGTCTCAAACATGTGGCCATCAAATGAAGAGGTAACTTCAATATGATTCTTAATAGGCTTATAAGTGTCAAACCATTCTTCTTCTGTCATTTCAATGAAATCATTCATTTGATTCATCCAATGCTATAGGTGATGTATATTCCTTATCGTAAACTATATAGTAGGCTGCTGACAAGCCGTCAACAAAACCCTGTGCCTCTGTACGCTCCATAGACTGCATTGCGTCTGAGTAGTCGCCATCTTCTTCTTCTTTAGCAATCTCTATGAAATCTAGAGTAGCCTTATCAATCATCTGTTCAAGCATTTCTTGTGGTGTCATTGTGCCTCTTCTATTAGTTTACGGTCTATAGATAAATTATACGTCAGTACATAGCAGTTTGTCAAGGCTTGCATATACCCTTGCAAAAATCTATCATCATTGTCTCCGTCAAAGAGTTGCTCCACATCAAGCATTTCATTCTTAAGATAACCATGCATTAGGTCAATTAGTGGGATAGAGACATCCTCTAAGGCTTTGTCCAAATATTCGGGTAGGAAAGGATACTTATCGCTCATTGATAACCTCAATCATATGTTTAACAGCATAGATTTGTCCCTCAATGTCTACCACATGGATAGAGGCAGGGTTTTCTTCAAGGTCTTGTTCAAGACTAATAAGGTGCAGGTTTAGGTATTCTTTGAATGTGTTTAGGTCCATTGGGATGACTCTCTTAGGGCAGGGTCAAAGACTTCACAATAACATCCATGGCATAACATAAAGTTATCTGCTTCATCAACATTAAGTTTATTTTTGCAGACTGTGCAGTCGTAATCAGTAAAGGTGGCAAATCGGGTATATATAATGTTGTTCATAATACTAAGTATACGGGTTTGTGTTAATCTTTACAAGTTTTGGGGGTGTGATATCCGTCACATCGTAATCAGGTGTTAGATCTTCATCCACATGGGATACCGTTGCATCTTCCCAAGAGATTAATGTCACATGGGATGAGGAGTGGCAAATACAGGCGGGATCAATCTGAGGACTAACAGATGCAGTAATCTCTATAAGAGCATCACAGTCAGTACAAAGATAAGTAAACTTAGTCCACATTAGTCAAAGTACCCTTCTGCCCATAGGCCCTGGAGAAACTCTCTTGTAGTAACTAAATAGTTATAGATAGCAGGGTGCTCATCAGAGTTAATTAATAGGATAGCGTTATCAACACCATATGTCATGTTGTTTAGATCTTCCAAGGTATAACCTAACATTAGTTCTCCTCATCCCACCAGTACTTGACTATTGTATTTAAGGTAGTGTGGATATTACAATCACAATCCCCACCGTTCATATTTTCCATGTATTCAAGATGTTGTTCGTTGTCCATATACATCTCATTGACTAGTTCATCAATCGTTCTCATTGTTTGGGTCATAGATTAATTGTAGCCTAAATCGTGGGAAAATTCAAGTCATACCGTAATCGTAAACTGTGTTCTATATCACAATTTCGAAAAATTTTTATGCACTGAAATGAATTTTTATTTCTTGCGATCTGTACGGGACTTGAACCCGTGACCTCCACCGTGACAGGGTGGCGAACTAACCAACTATTCTAACAGACCAGCGAAGCAGTTTTAAATCATGCTTAGGATTTTTTTTATTTATGCAATCTGCATTGTGCTTTGCACAATTTTTAGCAAACGATTTTTCTCTGCGTTGATAGCAGGGTCAAATCCTGATGCTGATGCAAGAATGGATTCGTTAGAACCACCACGAGCAGAGCGGTACCAATCAAGGCGTTCAGTTAGTGCATTGAAAGCACCCCACGCATTACCAGCAATCATTCCATTGTACTCGCCTGTATAAATGTCGTTGATAACATCTACCTTGTTTTCCCATTTCTTGAAAGCACCCTTAGAATCTTTTTCTGGCTTTGGGTATGCAGCAAGAATGATGTCGTTGAATTGCTTAGCATTGACTTCTTTTTCAATCATAGCCTTTGCCATGATGTCAAATGAATCCATGTACTTATGTGCAAGACCAAGAGTCTCACGAGCAACGGCAACCTTGCCACTTGCGGTCTGTGTGTGACGAATCTTGAATGATTGCTTAACACCATTCTTTTTCTTGATTGAACCAAGAGCAAGATTGAGAGTATTAGCGCACACAACACGAACAGGTGTAATGCTTGCTTGAATAGCGATAGAGCCGTCATGTGATGTGTTGATAAGTAAATAAGTCTTTACCTTATCTGCAACACCATTAGGGTCTAGGACTGTTTCACGTTCCAATGCTAATGCACCGAACACAACACGTCCACCCTTGATTGAGCCAGCGGTTTCCCAACGTCCTCCGCCGTCTAGAATGTTATCACCGAATGAGAATAAATCTTCATTCTGCATTACATGATAACGCTCACCAACGACACCAAGAATGTCTGTCTGTGTTGAATCTGTAGGATTGGTACGCAATACGTACTGATAGTTTTTGTCACTTACTAAATGTGATGGGGTTTCCAAATCTTCAAGACGAACATTCCAGTTAGATAGACTTGCTAGGTCTAACATTTCTTTTGTGGTTTTTTCTTCTGTGAATACGGTACCCAATCCATGCCAAGCAGGCTCACGGAAAGATGCGAATGATGCTTTTCCGTTTTGCGTTTCTAGTTCATGTGCCATGAGTTTTTCTTCTTTCTTTTGTAGTTAATCTAAGTTTAGCAGGATAGTCTGACAAATGCAAATCGGTATAGTTAGAGATGGGGCAATTCGGACATTCTTAAAGTGTGTTCTTAAACACATGTGATCCAGGTCACACGGGTCGAAAATTTTATGGCAAAAAATTAAGCAGTTTACGTGGCCATGCTTAGGGCCCTTATCTAGTTTAAAGACATGCGATATGTCTATTAGTAGCCCCCTACTAAATATCTATTCTATCAACACTGGATGACAACCAAGAAATATTTTCATCACTGTATTGAACGGTATCAAAATCAATATCGTGAATTGCATTCTGTGCAGACTCTTCATCACGAGCATTAACGGTTACTGAATAAAGAACTGTAACTTCCAATTCAAATTCTTTTGTTAATTCAAATCCGCAAATGTCTGCAATTTCTTGTGCAGTGCTTTCATCAAAAGTGCCATTCTCTAGCGCTTCCAAGGTCCACTCTTGCATTTCATTACGCATACGGTTGCGCTCTGCAGACTCAGTGTATGAACGTTGTGTAACTGTTGAGATATGTGATTCAAGATTAGCAATGCGCTCATCCTTTTGCACTATCTGAGACTTAAGAAAGTCTTCTGTTGCATTGATTATTGTTGGATACGATGTTTCCATTTGGTCCATAAGGGGCCTCTTTCTGTTTGTTTGTTTAATTTAATTGTACAGGTCCCCACTGACAATTGTCAAGGACCCTTGCGGGGAGCCTTTTTGGATCATGCTCAGGATGTCTGCTTCTTTAGGTCTGCAGGAACCTTGCTCTATAGTATTTCTATTATCGCCCTAATCAGCCTGGCGAAACCATACACCCAGGGAACCTACGGAGCACAGGGTATAAGGTGAGTAGTTTAGCCACATACTCAGGTGGTTTATTATCTAATTATAGATAACGGGCTACCGCATTGTAAGTTGAGGTATTAACTACTTCCTCATCTGTCATTGAGAGGATACGAATAGCATTTGAGATTTCCTCTTTCTGCTCATTGTATGAGTGTTGGTGCATTGTCACAAAGTCCTTCTCAGGCTCTTTAGGCATTTCTTTTTCTGTAACTGTTAAGTCAAAGTCAATGTTAAGATTATTTGACCAATGACGATAGTTAGTACGGAAGTTTTCTGCCTTCTTGATGTTTGCTACGGCATAGTCAATAACTTCCTTTTGCCATACCTTACGAGCCTTTTCATACTTAGCCTCGTTTGCTTCTTGTGATGCGTAGTCTGCCTCTAGTTTTGCTAGTGATGCCTCTAGTGCTTTGATTACTCTTGCAGTAGGGATTTTAACTGAGATTGCTTTTCCTCTTGCCATCTTTTATTTTCTCTTTTCTTTGGTGTTTGATTTTTTTAGGGGGTGTGTTGAGCAGTTTTACTTCATGCTCAGGAATAAGTAATTAGATTACTTAGCCGTCCAAGTTGTGTAACGAGTCTTGCCTTCTACATCTAGGGCTACTCGTACATTTCCGTTAGCCTGTGGTGTAATCTCCTTGATTACTCCTGTGACCTTTGACTTCTGTGTTGTGTATGTGTCGCCTACCTTGTATGTTGCTGTTGCTACTGACATTGTATTTCTCCTTTTTAGTTTGTTGTATGTATTAAGTATAACATTTCCTACTGACATTTTCCAAGTCCATTCCCTAGATTTCTCACTATTTGAGACGCTTATGGGTGTGATTTATGTCACAAGTGGCTATTTGCCCCCTGCTATGACTAGCATGGTTACTAAGCCTATTACTAACATGATTAAGATTTCCATTTATTCTCATTTCTTTGAGGCAGAAAAAACTATGTCTGCTTTAGAGTATACACACAATGAGCAAGAAACGCAAGCCGAGCCCTTTGTGCTGATTAGTGGTATCTGTTTATTATTCTCAGGACACTTAGCGGCTGGCTTGCCCATAAGTGCTTTCATGTCTGCTTGTCCTATTAAGAAATTCTTAGCAAGGTATGCAAGACGTATTCCATGATCTGTTTTTAATTCCACACCTGTATCTTTATTCTCGCTATCTGTGGAATAGTATAGTGAGAGATTTTCAATACCCTTAAGGATAAGGGCTGCAGTTTTTACACGGGTATAAACCCAGAACTGTATATCTGTATTATTAAGGATAACATTCTTCCATGCTTGTGTATAAGTATCATTGAAGAAGTCGCCGTCCCAGTGGATACGGAATAGTTTAGTTGCATTGCGCCTGTTGCAGTCAATAATAAACTCATCTATCATTTCACTTAGCAACACCTGCATGGTGTCAAGATCTGCGTCTTTTAGTAATTCCCAGTTATGTAATAAGTTTTTCTTTACTGTTGGGAATACCTTTTCCAATTTGCCTGCATAGCAAACACTCTCACAGACAGACGTTGCGCCAGGACATGAATAAGCCTTTCCTGCTGGTAATCCGAATGTGTTAGCAATTGTTGGGGTTTTTCCATTTGGTGAGACGGCATTAGTTACTTTCCTATCTTTGCTTCTGAGTAGTTTAGTCATGGTGGGTTACTCGCTTTCTTTTTTTAATTCTAGCATAAGGGACTGACATTTCTTTTTTCTAGAATAATCTTTCTTAGAGGGCACGGCAGAGGCAGCGTTAGACCTACGTAATTCCATAAGCCTACGTAATTCCTCTTTGGTTTTCTTCATATTTAATTTTACCAAAATTGTGGGAAAATGTCAAATCTTACGTAAACCGACACGCCCGACTGCGGGGGTCGAAATTTTTATGCGGGGAAGTGCATAAAAACTTTATTCGTCACTATCTACATACACGTAGAGAGAAACAAACTCATCATGCTTAAATTGCACAACGTTTTTTTCACCAAACTCATCTTTATAAAAAATAGCATAGTTGCTGCCTGTTTCATCGGATGCAATTCCAATTACCTCAACAGCCTCATCTTCAACCATAATTAAGTCTTCAATCATTAGTTGATCTGGTGTAAGGTTATCTGCAAATTTTAATTCCATGTTAGTTATTGTAACAGTCATTTTAACGTCCTCCCGCTGCAACAATAATTGACAATAAAATCAATCCAAAGAATATTAGCCAAGTAGTCATTATTCAAGCCCCAATCCTAATTCATAGCCTGCATCTTCATTAAAGTATTCATCTTCATCCTCTGGCAACCATGGATGCAAATGGTGTTGCTCAATGATAGCCCATGCTGGTGCAGTAGTGTTTCCCTTATAAAAGATACCATCTGGCATTTCAATCTGACGCATGGCATCTAATTCACGAGCCGCATCAAGGGCTTCAATGCAAGGCTGTACCATAGAAAGCGGTACTGGAGGATAGTGATTACCCTGTAAGTGATAACCAATAGCCTGTTCAAGGCTTATGTCAATGTTTTCTGCTAAGTCCATCGCTGTATTGTTTCCCATTATTTTGTTACCACCATTCCTGTAGTGTAGAAAGTTTTTGTATGCATCTTACCTGAAGGTTCAGACAAGTTTATTGTTGCGTATTCTTTAGCGTCTCCACTATCAACAAACTGTTGGAAAGTTTCAACGGCAGATAAAGCATCACTATAACGCCCTACCCAATTAGGTGTAGAGGCAGAGTCATAGGTAGCGGTTACAGAGTATAGGTATTCCATTATGCATTCTCCAATGTGTATTCATTCATTTCATTTTCAGCATACCACTCAATGTAGTAATTTTCTAATTCTTGACCTTTAGCGCAAGTGCAAAACTCTGTATCGTATTCCTCGCTACTATTGCCAAAGAATAATACGCCTTCATCATAGCACTCAAAGCAAGTGCCAATTTCATCAAATAGATTTCCCATTATTATTCACCAACCTTTACTGCTACTGTTGCAAACTTATTACGCAAGGTGCGGTCATAGACTTCAACGACATACGCTTCAGTATTTTCTCCATACCAAATTGCAGGGCGTGGAGTAGCGGAGATAATCTCACCCTCAAAGTGACGATTTCGTGAGCGATAGTTTTTTCCTACAAGTAGGTTTTCTATTGTGTATAGTTTAGTAGCCATTGGGCAACCTCTTTCTTTTTTGTTTATTTAACTTATTACTCTGTAATCCTATCATCTGAGGCTGACATTTATCAACCTACCCGCTAGTAATTCCAAATAATGAGACGCTCAAGACATGTGATAAACCTCACAAAATACTGGGCCTGTGGATAACTTACGTAAACTGTGGACGACACGCCCGAACGGGTCGAAAATTCTTGAGCAGTTTTCAATCATGCTCAGGATTTTATTTTATTTGTTGCGTTCATCTCGCAATGCAATTTGCAATCTGCGAATTTCTTTATGCTGCTCAACATTTTGTTTCCAAAATACAAGCATCATTGAAAGAGATCCACCAAGGGCAATTACAATTGCAATGAGTGTTCCAGTATCCAAAATCATGCGTTTACCTCTACATCTTGAGTACAAGCATCAAAAAATTTGTTTTCATCAAATCTTGGATTATCTGCACTGAACCATTCACTGAATTCAAAAATTAAATCTTGAAAAACGTGAGAGTCAATGTTCTCTGCAAAGAGATTTAGAATTTTTGCAGTTTCTACATAGTCCTTGCGTGTCATCATTAGTCTGCCACCTTAAGAATTGCATAAGTGCCACGCTCATTGATTCTTTCAATTTCTGGCTGAAGGTATGGAGCCAATAATTCTTTTAGCATTTCCTCAAGCATTTGAGTACGCATTAACTCTGGAACCCTGAGCAATTGCATTCCTACTGGATGAGTTTCGTCTACCTCTGTGATGAAGTGAAGTGAATGTTTAATTGATACTGTCATTATTTTATTTCCTATTCTTTAGTTTGAGTTTACTAGTGTGCGAGTGCCACGAAGTGTGCCAGTAATTCCAAGAGAATCACAAGCAATTTTTACAGATACGCCAACAGGTAATTGTGTTGGGTAAGTGTTGATGAATTGAGCAACCGCACCTTTAGAGGCAAGGCTGATTTTTTTTGTAGAACCTGAAAAGGTTTCTAGTGTTACAGTGTAAGTCATTTATTGACTTCCTTTCGTTAAGTTGATAAGACTATCCTATCATGGGGGGCTGACATTTTAGGGCATTTATTCGCTAGGCTCACTGTGATACTGGTCACATTTATTTGCTAGGCTCACTGCCTTATTAGTCATTATTTAATTGTTATAGTAGCAATACTACCAGAGAAATCTCAAAAAGTCAAGTCCTGCATCGGCGTGTCGTGTGTGAGATACACCACATTTACCCTGTGTATAACCCTGTGGATAACTTTTGTCGAAAATTTTTCAGGGGATCAATCCTGAAAAACTTTTTATTTATTATGCGCCGTTATGTATCCAAACTACAATAGCAAACGAAGTCATAGCAATTAGAATAACTAACAATTTATTTCTCCTCAATCTCATCTAACAAATCCCATAACACTGGCTCTAGTGTTAGGGCTACTGCATCTAACTTATCTTGTAGTGTTGTCATTACTTAGCCTCCTTGTATAGGTAGTCCCATGCCTTACGACACATGAGGATAGACTTACAGTTATCGCAACAGATAACGCCGTCACGATTTAATTCAAGGTCTTGCACATCTACAGATGTAGATGCCTTACCGCATACAGATGCAACAGTTACAAAGATGCTCATTGAGACACCTTCCAATCTGACCACTCAGGTAGTCGCTCAGGGTCACCATCATAGTAGTAACGCTCAATGTTATTTTCACACATCTCACAGAAAGTGAATTGTGTATCCTGCACATCAGAGATAGCAGGTGTATTAGGTGTATGCTCTTTGCATACTGTTGTTAGTATAGTCATTACTTGACCACCTTTCTTGAACAATTTTCTTTATGTACGAAACAAGCGTATTCGCACTCATCGCAGATACTATCTGCAAGACGCTCACGGATTTGTGAGTAACTCTCTAAGGAGTTTCTATTTTCATGTAGTGAATTCATTTGAATTCCTTTCTTAGTTAAAACCTTTTTAACTTTCTTTATACTAGTAAGTATAACAGGGGGGTGTGACAAATTGAGGGGTACAAAACGGACATAGCGGACAAAAGGGATTGTGATACAGGTCATGTGGATAACTTGAGCGTGAAATGGGGGTGTGATGTGCATCATGTGGATAACTTTTTTTCGAGGCGTGTGACGGACATCACATCCAGGACACGGCGTGTCGTCTTGACTTTTTGACATTTCTTTGCTATACTTCTAGTATAAGAAAATTAAATAGTGTTAAAAATGTCAATGAGCCTACCAAATAAGGCGAACAAGTGTTCGCATGAGCGTAGCAAATAAGTGACACACATCACACAACGCCTACGGCGTGTCGCCTTGAGTTTTCAGGGTATGTATGATACCCTTACAGGTATAAGATTAAATAACTAAAGAAAGGTAACCTATACAATGGATACACTAAACAGAATAAAGGCAGAGCAAGACCTTGCTCGCCACGAAGCACATGAGAAGGCTATGCTAAAGTCTCCATGGATACGAGAGAGCGTAGAGGCTTATCGTTCTGCTGATGAAGCACAAATCGCTACTGTGGAAGCAATCCGCAAGAAGTGGTATGGTTTCTAAATGATTACACTATCATGTCGCCTATGCGATAGCAAAATGTCAAGTGAAAACTTTGCGAGTGATGATGTTATCACTTGCCCTAAGTGTTGGGATAAGTAAATGAATGGAATGTATGCACATACATGCGAGTACTGTGGAGACACAGGTATTATTATTTTCAGTGAAAATGAGACCCGCATAGACCCTTGCAAGTGCTAGAATAATTAGGTCGCACTAGTGTCAGGATCTTTAAGGGGTACAACACTAGTGTGCTCACTAATTTATTTACATTTTTTACACAAAAGTATGTATCATACACTCATAGAAAATATTCAGATTTTAGGGAAAACCCATTTTTATAATTTTTCAGATTTTGACGGGATATGATACAATAATTCTATGGCTATACTAAACAACCTAGATAACGATAACCCTCTATTTGAGAGCGAATCATCTTCTCTGGCTATAAAGGTTTTTTCAGAAACATGCTGCAATGGATGTTCTTGCAAATCTGAGTCAGATCACAAACCAGAATAACAATCTGTTATATTTCGGGGGAACAAATGATTAACCAAGGTAGCAACGTACCAGATAACACTATCGCTGTATTTATAGATAATTCTATTTCTGTCGTAAATGGAACAGTGTCTAGAGTAGATAATCAGCATCTAACTTCTTTTGAAGAAATATCTAAACTTTTAACAAAGCCACCAAAGAAGAGGTCTTGGTTTACTCCACATTTTTATAGGTGTCTACCACTATCAATAGGAAATCAATATGGGTTTATTCTTACTTTGCCATTTGATATTCAATTATCTTGGGATGGAAGAGAGTCTGTTGAAGGCGTTACAGTAATAAGTGAGAATAATCAAAGTTGGTTTACAGTAAAAAGCCTATTTGGCAGCGGTATTGTAACAATAGTAACACCATACTTTTTAAAAACTCCTCCTGGAGTTAATTTAATGACAATAAATCCACCAAACTACATACTTCCAAATATAACAGTCATGAGTGGTGTTATTGAAACAGATAATATAAGAGGTCAATTTACCTTTAACATAAAACTACAGATGCCTGGCATAACAACAACACTAAAAAAAGGTATGCCAATATCTGGGATTATACCCATTCCTAGATACTTTGCAGATGGGTTTTCACTAAAAGACGCTAGAGATATATTTACTCAAGAAGAAGTTGATGAAGAAAATAAAGCAAATGACGATCATGCTGATTTAAGATTTAACGATATCCTAAAGGCACAAAAAGAAAATAAATATAAACCTGACAGACTATATATGCGTGGCATGGATGTATATAAAAACAAGTTCCCAGATCATCAGATACCCTAAACTACCATTTACCAATTGGACATCTAGCATTTGCAAGCATTGACTTAGCAGCCATAAAACAACCACACTTCTGGCATGTTTGTGTTCTTGGTCTAAAAAACTCACAGCCTTTACATATTTCTAGTCTGTGTGCTGCTACTTCTTCAGGGCTTCTAGGAGATCCATTAAATAAGTCCCAAGGCTTGACATCAGGAACATTTGTTTCATCGCTCATACATCAATTATAGCCTATTAGGGTATATTAATCCAGTGTTTGACACTAGTAGAGTATATTACTCTTATATTGTCAGGGGGAGGTTTGTATACTCTATTTTCGGCTTGACTCGCATACCGCCGAATTTAAAGACTACTTATTGTGTATATTTTCTTTAAGCCATTGATACATGGTTGGAGAAGCATCTGCTTCTTGCTGCCAAATTTTACGATATGCATCCCAAGTAGCCCAAGTATCTTCACAATTTTTATAAGGATCTATTCCATAGTAATTTTTGCGACGCTCCACTACATCTGCTGTTACTGGTAAATAGTTAAATCCAATTGAAATGCAATGAATTCCTGAAAATTCATTATGGATTCCTGAGTTCATGTGAATATTTGATAATTGATTAAATCCTAAGACCAGAGAAGGTTTTAAAGATGAAAGATTTGGCTCAAATGTTTTTTCAGTAATATCTTTCCAATATTGAGTATCATCTCTATTTGTAAGAGCATAGTGTTGTGCTACAAATTCTTTAAACTGTAAATATTGAAGTCTGGTACTTGCGTTATAGGAATCTCTATCCCATTGAGTTACAGTACCACGTCCTAGTGTTTTTACAAGTTTATCTAGAAATTCATGTACCGTAAATAGACCATTAGATTCTAAAGGTTCAATAAACCCTGCAGCAAATCCAATTCCTACAACATTTTTAACAAATGTTCTACTATGAATTCCAACCCTAAACTTAATATATTTATAATCAAAAGATTCTACGTCACGATCTGGATTATAAATAGTCATTTTATCTGATCTGAGGTGATTCTTAAATTCTTTTAGTGCATCTTCTTTGGATATATAATTATCGCTAAATACATATCCAGTACCAATTCTTTCCCAGGAGGGTATATTCCATACCCAACCATTTCCAATAGCCGTGCAATTTGTATATGGCTGCATTTCCTTTTCTTTATCAGTATAAGGAATACGAGTAGCCCATGCGCTATTGTTTGGAAGCATATGACCAAAGTCATCCCATGGCTCTTCTAATGCCCCTTCAAGAAGCATAGACTTAAATCCTGTACAGTCAATAAATAAATCTGCTGTAATTAGTGAACCATCTGTTAATACTAGAGATTCAATTCCCGCCTCATTGGTATTTACTGATTCAACTGTTTGAGGAATTACAGTTACTCCACGGGGAACACAGTAATTGTTCTTCAGCCATAGGCCAAATTTAGTAGCATCAAAGTGATAGGCTACATCATTTTTAAAATTAAAGTTACCTAAATTTCCAGACTCATTCCAAGACAACTTATTTTGTTCTGCTAAAGTTAATGCTGGATAGAAAGTACGAGCATAATCTGCTACATCTAGATCTGGAAATTTGGCTTTCTTAATATACCAATCATTTAAACCATTTGTAGTTCCATCTAAAAGAACGTTTCCAAAAGGATAGTGAAACCCTCCAGAATCTTTTTTATAAAAATCTGTAAACTTGATAGACATTTTGTATACAGCATCTGTTGCTGGCATAAAATCTTTTTCATCAATGCCAATCCATCTAGCCCATCCAGTAATCCCACCTAATGTTGACTCTCCAACACCAACTATAGGATAATCTGGAGATTCAATAACAATAACTTCTTTATCTGGAAATGCTCTTATCATTGTTGCTGCAGACATCCATCCAGCAGATCCACCACCGACTATAACAATTTTATTTACTTTTATCATAATTCCACCATCTATCTATTATAGCCTATACAATAGATCATTATAGATAAAAATAATGTATAATAGTGTTATTATGACAACAACCGATTGGGCTCAATTTATTCTTGCTTTGCTTTCAATTGGAACAGTTGTAGTAGGCTCAATTCGCTGGTATATAAAGATTCAAGTTACACCAATCGCCGAAGCCGTAGAAGATATCAGAAAAGAAACTAAGACAAACGGCGGAACCTCAATGCGTGATGAAATTAAGCAAATTAAAATTGAACAAGAAAGTGCTAGAGATAAGAGAAAAGCAACTAGTGATAAACTTGATCATATGTACGATATTCTTTTAGAGTATGTTTCTAAGAATTCTAAATAACTACTATATATAATATATAAACTATCTTTTAAAAACTTAACTATAGTATATTCTTTCTTATATATATTTAAGTATACACTAAAAGTTTTTAGTTTTAACCATTAATACCCTGGCCAATTATAACTTTTTATAACAATCTACTATATAACTTTTTGTTATAGGTTTATGTGTACTGGTATAAATTAATGTTATAATGTGAGGGCTGGCACTCTAAGTTCTACCCCCACCCCACTGCGCTTAGAGTGTCCAGTTATGAATTATGGTATAATCTAATATTATGTGCTCTCCTTCAATTGAAAAACTTGGTGCTTCACCAGCCAACATCCAATGGACAGTGGTCCGTGGAGACACAGCAACGCTTAAAATAGAGTTTCTTGAGGATGATGAAGTAACTAAATATGATACTGGTGGTTGGACATTCTTGGCAACAGCCTATGATCCAGCATCGGATACTCTAGATACATTAACGGTAGAGTCTTATGAAGACGGTGTTGTTTATATTATTGCAAAGCCAAATACAACAAAGAACTGGGGTATAACAAAATATAAGCCAGTTGTTGCAGAGTTAAGATTTGACCTTCAAGCCACAATCCCTGGAGATGGAGTTTCAGGTGGTGGTGGAGATGAAATTACTAAATGGACTCCCGTTGTTGGAACAATATGCGTTCTTGGAGATGTAAGTGGAACCCTATGATAGTTAAAGTAACATCAAATCCAATCAACATTCCAACTGCAGTTAAAGTTGGAACAAAGACATATAAAGTAAAGTAAAATTGTTTCATGGCAACTAGCATGGAACCACCTCAGCCTCTAAAGAAAAAAAACTATTTAGATGCAGTAAAATCTTCAACTCCACAAGAACTAGATAAGCAGTATATTGCTGTTCCTGGACTTCAAGGTGAAACTGGATTAACAGGTCCAAAAGGAGATAAGGGTGACAAGGGTGATACAGGGCCTCAAGGACCACAGGGAGAGCGTGGTAGGACTGGAGCACAGGGAGAGCGTGGAGAGCCTGGAAAAGGCGGAGAAGGCTATGATTCAGTTTCAGGACAGTATCCAGGTTGGGTATATTATAAAAACGGATCAGATAAACTTACCATATTAGGTCCACAGAGAGGAGATGACGGCTGGGTATCTCTTAATTTTTATCCAAACCTTGAATCTTCAAACCAAGACTACATTATGAAAAATAGTAATGAACTTTGGTTATCAGACATGAACATGTTTAATTTTAAAGGTTTAAAACTAGGGGCTAAAGTTGACATAAGATATGACTTTGCAATAACCACTGAATCAAACTATACAGAGTTATGGATTAGAACATTTAATGAAAAATATTTAAACTCTCCTACCTCATATGTGGCAAACCTTAAATACCAGTATTCTTACGACATGTCATTTTTTCAAACGGTATATATAGATGATCAAAGAATCAAAGGATATGGAGCAAGACCACAGGCAAGAACAGATTCAGAAAGCAATATGTGGTTAAAAGGCATATATATATCTGTTTGTTAATGGTATAATAAAGCAGGAGGAATAATGGCATTTCCAGGTACTTATAATTTTAGTTATTATCGTGGGGACACGTATCAATTTATTGTCCGTCCAAAAAATGCAAATGGAGGAATCTTTGCATTAGATGCTTATGATGGCAACGCAGTATTTACAATAGCCAATAGACGTGGTAGCACTGGTACACAGGTTGTAGGAACAGCAACAGTAGATATAACAAACCACATAATCACATGCACAATTACACCAGATCAAGGACGAGAACTTACTGCTGGAACAACCTATGTATATGATGTTCAAATTCAAAATGGAGCAAACATTGTTTACACACTGCTTACGGGATCAATTGCAGTAACAGACGACATTACTGGTGCGGTTTAATGCCAGACGTAGTATTATCAAATGATGATTTAACAGTTCTTGCAGGGCCGTCAACAGTTGAACTTCTTGTTGATATAGGTCCATCTGGAACAAGAGGTAGTAAATTTTTTGTAGGTGTTGGAAACCCAAACTCAGTGACTATATCAACTAAAATATTAAATGACCTATATATTAACTCCGCTCCTGGATCAGATTATGGATATTTATATCAGTATGTTGCAGAACCTGGTGGAAATACTTGGGTTGAGGTTTTAAAGTTAAATCCAACAATTTATTCTAAACTACATACTGTAACATTTGCATCTGGCACAAGTGCTTATGCTGGAAATGGATCTGTAGTTATTCCAATAACAGATATATCTACTGCACCTGGACTTACCGCTGAAAACTTTAATGTACAGTACTCAATTCAAAATACAAACCCATTAGCCTCTTCCGTTTCATCTGTTCAAATATCTGGAACAGATTTAGTTATAAATCTTGAGGCTTCTGAGTATGACGGAACCTGGGGTTCATTTGACGCAGAGGTTTCAGTTCACATTTTTGTATCGGTTATGATATAATGAACGAGGTGAAATGACATGGCAGCAGAATCAATAGGAGCGATATACTCCACAAAAATTCCAGGGTATGCAGACAATGCCGATATTCAGGCTGCGTTTAAGTTATACCATTATGGTTCAACAGATTATAATACTGCAAATGCTAATACCGCAAACTTAGTAAATCCATCTATTGCCTATACATTAAACAATATTCAAGAGCAGGTTACTAATCTTGACCCAGCAGGATCTGTTTCAAAAGGAACAATAGATGCAAAGGGAGACCTACTTGTAGGATCTGCAAACGATACAGTAGATAATCTCGCTGTTGGAAGCAATAACTATGTTTTAGTTGCAGACTCAGCACAAACCCTTGGAATTAAATGGGCTGCTCTTCCAGCAGCCACAACGAGTGTTGCAGGTATTGTTCAATTAAATGATGGATATGCCAGCACATCTACAACTTTAGCACCAACGGCTAATGCTTTAAAGTCAGTATATGAACTTTCAGAAAGAAAAGCATTAACAATAAACCCACAATCTGGAACAACTTACACACTAGTAGCAACAGATGCAGATAGTAAGATGGTTCAGTTTACCAGTTCTTCATCAGTTACAGTAACAGTGCCACCATCAACTTTTACAGCAGGTCAGCAAATAAACTTAACAAGATATGGTACTGGAAGCGTAACCGTTCAAGGTGGTTCTGGGGTTACTGTAAATGCAACACCAAGTTTAGTTTTAAGAGCAAGATACTCAGCAGCAACAATAGTTTGCATAGATGCAACAACTTTTGTTCTCTATGGAGATTTGCTGACGGACTAAAATGAATGATATAATATCAATGTCAAAGAGGAGTAATTCATGCCAATTATAGGAGTCACAGGTTCACAGAATACTAAGGGATTCTTGCAGCCGAACCCACCAACTATTGTTTCAGCAACAGATGTCGGAACATCACGTGCATATAATAATGGAGCAGCAACTGTAGCATTTACTCCAGCAGCAACTGGAGCACCAGCAACATCATATACAGTTACATCTTCACCAGGAGGCTTTACAGGAACTGGATCCTCTTCACCAATAACAGTCGCTGGACTTCAATCAAATACAGCCTATACATTTACAGTAACAGGAACTAATGCTGCTGGAACAGGACAGGCATCAAGTGCATCCTCATCAGTAACAGCCACAACCGTTCCACAGGCTCCAACTATTGGAGCAGTAACTGCAACTGCAGTAGGAATAGTAACTGTTGCATATACGGCAGGAGCAACTGGAGGAAAAGCAGTTTCGGCTTATACTGCAACATCATCTCCTTCCAGCATTACTGGTACTGGTTCAAGTCCAATTTCTGTATCAGGTCTTGCACAAAAAACAGCCTATACTTTTACAGTAAAGGCTACTAACGCAAATGGTGTATCTGATAACTCTTCTGCATCTTCATCAGTAACAACATTTTTAGCAACATTAGTAGATACATTTGATAGGGCTAATGGCGTACTTGGTACATCTTCTGATGGTCTTTCTGCTTGGACAGTTAATAGAGGAGCATTCACAGTAGACTCAAATATGGCTTATTCAAACGATACTGCAGATTCTATGGCAACTGTTACACTTTCTACTTCAGCAATTAGTAATGCTCAGGTAGATATGTATTCAGAACAAGCAGGTGTTGGTTTAGCAATTTGGGTAACAGACTCATCATCTTATTGGGGTATATATCCAAACTATACAACTACAACAACAGCATCAACAACTACAACTTGTAATGGACCAGGATTTTCAGGAACATCTGCAAATTCATGTGCAACAGGACAAAATATTTCTGGAAATCATGGACCATACACTGTACATAGTGCTTGTCATGATGACTCTGTTTATTTCTATACAAGTGGTGCTAAAACTAGTTGCACCGTCCCAACACCACAAAGAAATAGTGCTGCTTCATACTGTGCTTCTAGACAAGGATATTACACAGGTTGTAATTTTGCTGGTGGAGGCCATAACTATTCAACTAATACAAATGTTTCAAATGTTACAAATACAAATTATGCAACAAACTACACATCTCAACTAAGAATTAAAAATCCAAGCGCTGTTGTTGTTAACAACCAGTTTGCATCAAGCATTAACCCAGTTAGATCAATCGCAGTAAGTACTTCAGGTAATGTTATTTCTTATACTGGATATAGTGCAGTAAACAAGGGCGGATCAGCCATAGTAACTGGTACTTATGATGCAGGAGCAGGAACAAAGGGAAGCAAAGTTGGAGTATTTAAGACTTCTGCTGATTATCTTCAAGGTTCTTATGTTAACAACATAAATGTAACAGTGGTATAATTATTTAGGGGTAAAAAAATGGAAAATAATAAACCTGCAAGACCATGGGATCTTTTCAATAAAAATATTGGAAGGGTTGAAAAAGAAATACAAGAAAAAAGATTTTCTATATGTCAGGAATGTCCAAGATTTATTAAATTAACAGGACAATGTAGAGAATGTGGATGTGTAATGAAATTAAAAACATCATTACCAAATTCAAGTTGCCCAATTGGAAAATGGGAAACAGAACGAGTGTCTTATACTAAGGAGATAGAATAAATGACAGAACAAACTATAGCAGATATAGTACCAGCAAGAATAGCCTTCATACTTGATGGAGTGGTTGCAGATGTACTAAATACAGATGATAGACTTGCTGCAATTTTCTTAAGTCAGCCTAAAGTGGTTGATGTATCAAATGAGACAGAGTTTATAACATCTGGTTATACATATAACGAAGAATTAAATACTTTTACAAATGCAATTGTTGTAGAAGAAACCCCTGGTCCTGCTGAAGGCCACGCTGGCCCAGGTATTCCATCTGATGAAGACTAATATTTTTTAAAAATACGTATAACCACTGGGGGGAAAAATTACAAACGTTATACAGTTTATAAATAGTCTTGTATTAGAAAGCCCTGCCCCAGAGGCTTCTATTAATTTTATGCCTGAATGGTATAAAGATTCTCCTATTTTTATAAAAAATAAAAAAGATATATATGACAGTAATGAATTTACTGAAAATAAAAATGGGCTTTCATCAAGACAAACCAACCATACTATTAAAAAATGTATGCCAGTTTTTGATACTTTAAGTTCTGGATATATATTAAAAATACCAAGTGATATTACTGTATATCAATCAAAATCAAGTTCAGGTGATAAAGAGTACAAAACGCATTTTGCGTGGACACATGAAGGCGCAGTTGATTCACATGATATAGAACAGGTTGAGGGATACCCTCATCTAGGAGTTCACACAACGGGCTTACCAAAATTTATTAATCCTTGGATAGTTAAAACACCTCCAGGATATTCTTGTTTATTTACAACTCCGATGCACAGGGGTCTACCTTTTACGTTAATGCCTGGAATAGTAGATACAGATACTTTTGACCATCCAGTAAATTTCCCTTTTCAAATGAATGAAAAAGGATTTGAGGGAGTTCTTAAGGCTGGGACACCCATGGTTCAGGTCATACCATTTAAAAGAGATGAATTTATTTCAGAAGTTTATCTTTATGATCATGAGTATAAAGAAAAATATCCAAACTCAAAAATTAATACTGAAAATTTTTTAGACTCTTATAAAAAGAAGTTTTGGCATAAAAAAATATTTAGATAAAATTATTGTAAAAAAATACCCCCAAGGACAAGATCCAAGGGGGTAAATCTTTATATAAAACTATTTAGGAAATTTGTTCATCCACATTCTAGTTTTAGGTGTTATGCCCTTCCAAGAAGACCAATCTTCTCCACCCCTAGACATGTAGTATGCAATCTCAGCATTTTTGACAGGATTGAATAACTCAGCGTTAGAGTCAAGATCAAACTTATCTCGTCTATCTGGACCCAGTGTATCAATCATATTAATTTGAAACATCCCGTAGGATGAGTCCCCAGTCTTATGGTTTCCGTTAAATGCTAAAGGACGACCATTAGATTCTTTCTTGGCTATAGCCCAAGCCACCACTAAATCATTACCACTAAACCCAACAAGGTGAAGAAGTTTTTTTAATTCAACATCTGTAAGATGTGTCTTGTTTTCATAACGTTCTAACATTTTTGCTTTAGAAACAACAAAAGCCACCTTGTGGGTGGCAGCAGGGTTTTCAGCCTGTTTAATTAGTAAGTTGTTTTCCGTAGTTGATGCATTGGCAAAGTTGC